CCTCGTTACCCATTTGGGGAGTCAGCGTCCAGAATCTCCACTTTAGCAATGGTTTCTAGAAATGCGTCCCCAAATGGTTTAACTGTTTCGCCTGAACGCCTTAGACATTCCCAAGAAAGCCAGTAGATGTCCGACTGCCTTTCTTCATCCCTAAACCGCTTGTGAAATCCTGTCTTCCAATATTGTTCAGCTGCATATTCAATCGCTGGTGAAATCTCATGTGTTGATTCCTCACCTGAAGCCTTGGTGATTTTTAATGCTAACAATTTTTACTCCTTAGAAAGTACCTGTGGTTGCAACGGCTACTGTACCGCTAACAGACCATGTTACATCAATTGTTGCCAAATCAGCGACAGAACCGTTAATGTCGGTAATTCCGTTGACTAAGCAAGTGGCTGTGTAAAGCTTGTTGGTTGCTGAAACCGCTGTGTTTTTATCTTGTAAAAAAACACAGGTAACATTTGTTCCGTAAGCAGCCTGAAGGGTTGCTAGAACATTTGTAGTAGCGGTGTCATTGAAAAAGCTGATAGTCACTTGACTATCCTCTAAACCCGCAATTCTCTTAACTCCAAGGTCGCCCATGGCGGTGACATCAAGTTCCGCTAGGTTTCTGTTGATTGTTACTGCACTTACATGGTCAGAAAGGTCAACTGAGTTAACCTTAACGCCTACTTTATTGTTTAGGAAAACAGCCATTGACTATTCCTCATCTTTCTTAGTGGTTGGTTTTGGCTTTTCTGTTTTTGCTACTTGCCCGACTTTTTCAAGCCAAGCTTTATCCTCGGAAGGAACATCATAAATTTCACTCATTTTTAACTCCAACTTGTCATGATTGATACGGACATTTCAGCTGTCAACATTTCACCCGCTACCCCTGACAAAATTGTGGGTGCAGATATTGTGCCAACACTTATATTCATTGTGGTAATGGCTGCTAATTTATTAAACACGCCAACCGCTAAATCCTCAATGCCAGCAAGATTTCCTTGGTTGTCAAACATTGGGACAATTAAAATTAACTTAAAATTTGCTTTAGGTGCAACAGTTGAATAATTATTATTGGTCGGTTCAATGTAGGGGTCAGACGGTTGCACAATAACTGAATTTGCAATAGGAGTGGCGGGCGGAAAAGAAAAGACCTGCCACTCCCCCGCGCTTATTAACGCGTTCGCAAGGGTTGTTCTGAGAGTTGTAACGGCAACTGTCATTATCCAACCAAGCTGTTAGGTGATAAGTGATTTGCTAACAAACCACGAACTCTTGCGATTAAAGTATTTCCCATGCGATAAGGACTTGGTTGAAAGTCAGGTGATATTCCACCTGCATTGCTTGCTTGTCTTGCTTGCCAAATGTCAGTTGCAATCATCAAACTGCTTTCCCTAATTTCTGGAACAGTTCCGTATGAAACATAATCTGTTGCTGCCACCGTACCAAAAGGATTTGTTGGGTGAATTGGTTCAACAGTTGAGTGTGAAGTAACAAAAGTTATTGAATATGCGTCTGAAGCAGTTATTGTTTTAGAACCATTGAAAGTCGCGCCGTTACCGCTTACCGTTACTACTTGCCCCACAAAGAAGTCATGAGGTGTATCAAAATATAAAGTGCCGTAACCAACAATATGAGAGTGTGCAGAATTAAATGCTTGGTTTTTCCATAGATAATCACTAACAATGTTTTGAGCAGATTGACAGACTTCCTCAACAACGCTGCTGGAATATAAACTTCCAATTCCAAGTGCGCTTCTTAACTCGGCTTCAGTAACCCAAGTAGCTGCCATGTGATTTCCTTTCTTTAAAAGTTAAGGGGCGAAGGCTTCCAACGCCCCTTAACACTTTTGAGTTATTAGTTAACTCAGGACTTGTTCCAACGACGGATTCCGCCAGCAAGTTTAGTTGCAATTGCGTAATATCCGTAAACTGCCACCTGCAAACGACCATTTGCAAGTGCTTCCACTCGCAAGGTTGTCTTAGGGGCTTCGTAGAAAGTAATTGATGAAGGATTAACAAGGAACATTGAATCATCACCTGTTCCTGAACCAATAAATGGGTCTACATAGTAGTTAGTTCCTAATACTGAACCAACAACTGATTGAGGTGAAGCAATACCAGCATTATTAACTGGGTTTGCAGCCGCGTAAATTGGACGCTTAGTTGAATCTTGCGCATTAAGTAGTACAGACCACCATGACGCATTTGAAACTAAGTTAGTTGCAAAACCACCTGTTGCAGCATAAGCAGCAGCAGCTTCAGTTGCAATAAATGATTGCAGTCCATCAGCGTCAGCAGTTGCAACAGCTGTTCCAGCAGTTCCAGTTGTTATGAATTGTGTAAACATTGCTTCGTCTGTTGCTTTAGCATATGCACGATTTAATTCACGAATTAACTCGTCATAAAAAATTGGTGATGACCTGTCCAATAATTCCCAACTTATGGTTTGTAATCCCGCAGCTTTTTTTACATCCACGGTTATGTAACCACTCGCCATCTCAGTTCCGCCAAGTGCTTCACCCTCTGTTGAGTTTGAATCAATTGTTGGTGCAGTTGTTAACTTAGGAATTGTAAATGACATGCCTGAAGTTGGAAGTGCGCCACGGCTTACCGCTTCAACTGAAGGTCTAACATCTAGTGTGTTAGTAATAAACTCAGTTAGGTGTGGTGCAAGTGTAAGACCTGTGTTTGTAGTTGTATCATCTGTTGCAAGAATTGTTTGACGAGCTGACTCATCACCCATTGCAGCTTTGATACTTGCCTCAAGATATTGACCTGAAGTCATTGGTGCAACGCGTGGCTTTGTATAAACCGCCGCTGTTACTGTTGGGCGAGAAGCTTCAACCGCTGGGGTTTCTACTACCTCGGTCGCAACAGGTGTATCGGTTGTTGTGTTTTCCACAATTTCCTCTATTTCTGTTTTGGTTTCGGTTGAAACTGCCTCTGTATTTTCAGACGCAGCAACGCTAGTTACTTCAGCAGATTTAAATGCCGCTGCTTGTACTAGCGAAACTTCAAGTAAACGGGCTGCGCTAACGCGATAAACTCCGTCTTTGTTTTTTCCTTTAATAACTTCAACTCCCACGCTCAAACCCGAACGAAGGTTTTCACTTGCCTCAATAAGGCTGTCAGTTCCACGAGTTGTATTAGAAACTTTAAACTCAGCAAAAATTCCAGTTGAATCCTCGGTCATATTTTTCATGCGACCAATTGGCTTTTTAGGGTCATGCTCTAAAAGTAATTTAACATTTTTAGGGTCATCTATTTGAATTGAGTTTGCCTCAAAAATTACTTTTCCTGCGCTAGTGTTTCCAATTTCATCACCATAAGGTGCAATCTTTCCAGCAATGATTCTGCGGGATTCTGAAGCTTCTAAATCTGCGCTAAAGTTAATTATTTCCATTTGGGCTTAGTTCTTCCATTTCTCTCGCTTGTTCAACGGTTATTAGTTCAAGTGCAAGCATTTTTTCAATAACTGCAAGTCTTTCCATTGGGTCGCTTCTTAAGAATCCTGAGTCAATATCAAAGCGAATTTCTTGTGTAACGGGTGACAGGTCGTCCATAGAAAAACGCCTCTCTACCGCTTGGATATAAGGCGCGAGAGTGAAAGAAACGAGCTGGCGTCGGTTATCTAATATGTTCTGATAAACCATGCTGTTATTCATATCGCAATTTAAATAGAACGCGTCAATGTTAAATAGTCTGCAAATTTGCGCACTCATATTTTGGAGAGCATCCACATACATCATATCTTTAGGAGAAAATGCTGTTGCTTGATATTCTAAACTTGAAGTTAAATAAGCAGTTGACCTTGTATCTCTAGCGCGACGCCAAGCAGACAATAATCCAGCAACTTCTTTCTCACCCATATCCGCGCCATTATTTTTAAGAATTCCCGCTGGTTGTGGAGTTGATGAAGCAACTGATACAGCTCTTTCTAAATCAACAGCTGCTTTAAGTATTCTTGCACCTGAAGTAAGAAGTGGGTCTTTACCTAATTGTATTGTGACCAAACTGCCAATTCCTGACATAGGTACGGCATTTCCATCAAGAAAATATTGGTCAACATAAGTGTTATCTTTATTTAATTCAACTGTAACTCTTGAGTTTCTAATGTATTCAAAACGAGAAGGTCGTCGGTCGTCCTGATATTCCTCAATCACTTTTAAATATGCAACAGAATACCAAACAAGGCTGTCCACAATCCAACTAAGGGTTACATTGTTTGGCGCATTTCTTTCTAATTGATTTACCCAAGGTAAGTTAGGAATTTCCTCACCAGTTGCTTTTGAATAAGTGGAAAGTTCCATGCCGCTAATAATTCCGCAAATAATGTTGCGTGCTTGTTGAACTGAAGGAACGGTAATTGCTTCAGCTCTATCAATTGTAAATGCAGAAAGTGGGGTGTAATAATTAAAAGGGTCGCCCATAACTGAAGGGGCTAGTTGAGCCGTAATATCTGTTTTTGGTGAAAGTCCTACTAAATCGCGGAAAAATCCCATTAGAGAATTATATCAGAATACTCAGACAAAAATCTGAGGAACTGAAATTGGTTTTGAAAATAGGTGAACCAACATTGCTGTGGAAATTGCAGCTGTGACATCTCCCGAACTTTTGCGTCTTACTATTCTCCAGCCCGCGTCAGAGTTTTTGGCTGCACAATTATTCATTGATTGAACCCACTCGGGCATACCTGAGTGAACCAACCTTTGATTGGTTAAAGCGTCAGATAACTCTCCACAAGCTTGGTAGAAAGACTGCCCACTAATATCCACGAGTTTATGACCTTGTTGTTCTAATTTTTGGGCAATTGACGCAGTTGCGTATTTGTCATAAGCGATTTGGACAGGTTTGTAAAGCATTGCCCATTTATGGATTGCTTCCGTCATTTTTAATTCATCAATGGCTACATCTGAAGTGAAGGTTTCCATGATTCCAACACCAATTTTGCCATTAACCATTTGGGCGGCACATAATGACCCTGCTCGTTTACTTGGGCTAACATCAAATGCCAAAATAGTCATTGCCCCTACGGGTAGCATTAAATCCGAAACAGAACAAGCTTCAATTGAGCCAAATGTCCAAGGACTGCTTTGTGAATCAATCCACATACAAAGAGTTTCTGTCATAGTAGCTTCAATTGTGTTAGTTGCAATGCTTTCCTGAATTGCTTCCTCAGTTACGGTATAGCCAAGGGCGGGGTTTGCCATTGCCCAATAATTACGGTTGTGTATGTCAGACCTTGCTTGTATTGGTGCTGAATATTCCCAAAAGCCAAATGTAGGACTTGGATACTCTAAAGCCTTTTCCCTAAGCGTGTTAAGACTTTCGGAAAAATAATCGCCTGCGTTGCTGGTAAACAATGTTTGAGAATTTGGTCTTGCTCTTGTTGTTGGAACAGCTGCTTTAAATGCTTCAGGTGACACATCTCGTAATTCGTCAATGTAAAGGAAATCACAAGTCTTACCGCGACTGCCATCAGAGGTTGCTGCAACAATCTCATAGCGTGCGCCATTTAGTAAAGTAATTGATTCTTGTCCGTTTGCGTATCTAATCTGTCTGACTTGTTTTTTGAGGAAGTCATTATCCTCAATAGTGTTGGCAACTTGCCTAAATGTATCTAATGCCATGTTTCTATTTGAGGACATTGCCAAAATGTTTTTTTCGTTAAACAGAAACAGTCCAGCCAAGATTCTCATTCTTGCAAGGTGAGTTTTTCCTGATTGTCGGCTAACAAGCACCAAATTACTCTTTTTGACGAACATATTGTTTTTATCAACGGTTAACATGTCACTTAACACATAATGCTGCCAAGGTAACAAAGGCATGCCAATTTTTACAGCTAGTTCAGCAATTTCATCAACTCTTGACTTGCCTTTAGCGGTGGGGGTTTGCAAACGCGGTTTTGTACTTCCTAACAGCTTCTTTTTCGTCGCCCCTCGTTGCGCTGGTTTGCGCTTGGCTTTTACAGGTTTCTCTTGGCTACTCATGGCTTTTGAAAAGGTGACTCAGGCTTTGTGGCGACCGTCGCGGGGAGAGAACGGTCTGGAAAGGCAGGGGGGGTAGAACCTGACCTAAAAAAAAGGGTATTTGCCCCTTTTGCGCCTTTGACTTGGTTGCAACGACGGCAGCAAGCCACAAGGTTGT